ATCTACACGGACCTTCCGGCCCTGGGGACCGGCGTCCTGTACCTGGGCGGCGTCCGTACGCGCCGGCCGAAGCGCCAGGTCCTGAACTTCAAGGTCTTCGACATCGGCCGCTGCGTGATCGAGGAGGACGCGGACGGCGAGGTCGACACGGTGATCCGCCTGGAGCCGATGCGGATCCGCACCGCGATGCAGGCCTGGGGCGACCGGTGCAGCGACGAGATCAAGAAGGCCTACGACAAGGGCGAGGAGACGAAGTTCGTCGACATCCTGCACGCGGTCTTTCCCCGGACGGACCGGGATTCCGACAAGTGGGACGGCATCAACAAGCCCTGGGGATCCTGGTGGGTCGAGAAGGACACGGGCAACCTGCTGGAGGAGGGCGGCTTCGACGAGTTTCCCTACATGGTCCCGCGCTGGAGCAAGCAGACCGGGCAGGCCTACGGGTCCGGGCCGGGGATGGACTGCCTGTCCGAGATCAAGATGATCAACGAGTTTTCAAAGAGCGACATCAAGGTCCATCAGAAGCGGTCGGATCCCCCGATCCTGGCCCCGGACGAGATGGCCATGTACCCGAAGCGATTCACGCCCGGCGGCGTCACCTACTACAAGACCGGAGGGAAACCCGAGTACATGATGGGGCCGAACGTCACGCAGTACGATCTGGCCTACGAGAATCAGCGCCGGGACTACATCATGGCGATGTTCTTCGCGGACCTGTTCACGCTGCTGGCGCAGCAGCCCCGGGCGAAGACGGCGACGGAGGTCATGGAGCTGGTCGAGGAGCGCCTGGTGCTGCTGGGTCCGACCCTGGGCCGGATGCAATCGGAGCTGTTCGACAAGATGCTGGCCCGGGCCTTTTGGCTGCTGATGCGGGGCGACGAGTTCGGCCCGTTTCTGCCGCCGCCGCCTCCGGCCCTGATCGGGCAGTCGCTCGATATCATGTACATCAGCAAGCTGGCGATGGCCATGCGGGTCTTTGAGACGAAGGCGGTCCAGCAGTCCCTGGGATTCGCCCAGGGCGTCGCGCAGCTGGACCAGTCGGTGCTGGACAACTTCGACCTGGACAAGATCACCCGCGGCGTCGCGGAGCGGTACGGAACGCCGACGGCCTTCATGGCCCCGGACCACAAGGTCCGCGAGATCCGGGCGCAGCGCGCCCAGGCCCAGGCGGAAGCGAAGGCGAAACAGGAGGAGATGATGAAGGCCGAGATCGCCAACAAAATGACCCCGGCCATGACGACGGCCCCGGAACCCGGGTCGCCCGCGGCCCCTCCCGCCGGCGGCCAGGGACCGGCGGTCCCGGCGGGCCTGATGCAGCCGGCAAACCAGGGGCCGGCGGAGGCGCTGTAAATGACGAACGCGGAAAAGGAATTGCGGATCGACTTCGGGCTGACCTTCGGGCCGCAGCCCGGCATGAACGTGCTGACGTACCTGGCGAACCGCTACCATATGTTCGCCGCGCGGATACCGGCCGACGCCCTGCAACTGGCCTACGAGGAAGGGCAGCGCAGCGTCGTGCTGGACATCATCGAGAAGTCGTCGATGCAAACTTTTGATGAACGGAAAAAACAAATTTTGGAGGAGCTGAAACATGGCAGATGAACCAGGGTCCGCGGGAGCGGGCAACCCCGGAGCGGGAGCGCCGGGAGCGGGAGCGGCAGCGCCGCCGGCCGGCGCGGCGGGAAGCGTAGACTTTTCAACTTACATTCCGGCGGACATCAAGGACCATCCGTCCCTGAAGTCCTACGACCTGAAGACGCCGGAGGGCCTGGGGAAGGTGTTCAAGTCCCTGGTTTCCGCGCAGTCCATGATCGGCGGGGAGAAGTTCGTCGTCCCGAAGGGGGCCAACGACAACCCCGACGTGTGGAACCGGGCCTACGAGGCCCTGGGCCGGCCGAAAGACCACACGGGCTACCAGCTGGGCGAAGGCATGAAGCCCGGCGAGACGCCCCAGGCGAAGGCCGTCGAGGAGCGCTTCCGGAAGTTCGCCCACGACAACGGGATGAATCAGAAGCAGTTCCAGGCGCTCTACGGCTTTTTCGACGGGCTGATCGGCGAGAGCCGGAAGTCCGCCATGGACGCCGCGAAGGCGTACCACGCGAAGGCCGTCGAGGCGCTGAAATCCGAGTGGGGCGATCAGTTCGACAACCGGATCGCCACGGCCAACAAGGTCCTCCGGGCCTTCGGGGGATCCCCGGAGGAAGTGAAGGCCTTCACGGCGCAGTTCGCGAACAACCCGGTCGCGATCCGGATCCTGGCGGAGGTCGGCCGGCGAATGTCCGAGTCGGCCCTGGTGGCCGGCGACAAGCCGGACTTCGACCTGGGTCCGGCGGACGCGAAGCGGAAGCGCATGGACATCATGACCAACCCGAACAACCCGCTGCATGAGGCCTGGAAGTCGAAGCGACACCCCCGCAAGGCGGAAGCCATGTCGGAAGTGGAGCGGCTGTCCCGGATCATCGCGGGCGAGCAGCAGCAGAACTAACCCGGGGGCAGCCCCGCCAGGGGTCCCCGAAAGCGGCAAGAACCAAAAAGAACGGGCAATCGTGATCTGAAAACAGACCGATCCGGCTGAACCAAAAAGGCGGGTCCGGAAGGGCAACCCACCGAAAGACGAAATCTATCTTTTGGAGGTATGACCCATGAGTTTTCAGATCACGACCGCATTGAAAGAGGAATACAACGCGACTTTCCAGGTGCTGATGCAGCAGATGGAGAGCCGCCTGGAAGGGGCCGTCCGCGTCGAGTCCGGCGCCTACGGCCGGAACGAGTTTTTCGATCAGATCAGCGCGACGGCGGCGCAGAAGCGGGTCACCCGCCACGCCGACACGCCCCTGATCAGCACGCCCCATCTCCGCCGGCGCGTATCGCTGGACGATTACGACTGGGCGGACCTGATCGAGAAGTTCGACAAGCTCAAGACCGTCACGGATCCGCAGTCGGCCTACCTGAAGAACGCCGTCGCGGCCATGAACCGGGCGAAGGACGACGCGATCATCGCGGTCTTCAACGCGACTTGCTACGGGGGCATGGACGGGACCACGTCCTACGCCTTCGACACGACCAACAAGCAGATCCTCCACGGGTCCACGGGGCTGACGCTCACGAAGCTGTTGAGCGCCAAGCAGAAGCTCGACGCCGACGAGGTCCCCGAGGAAGGGCGCTTCATCGTCTGCGGGTCCAAGCAGATCAACAACGACCTGCTCAACACGACCGAGGTCAAATCGGCCGACTACAACACCGTCAAGGCCCTGGCCCGGGGCGAGATCGACACCTTCCTGGGCTTCAAGTTCATCCGCTCGGAACGGCTGACCGTCGCCTCCAGCGTCCGCTACTGCTACGCCTGGCACCGGGATTCCATGCTGCTGGCCATTTGCAGCGACATCGCAACGGACATCAGCACCCGGGCGGACAAGAACAACGCGGTACAGGTCTACGCCGGCATGAGCATCGGCGCGACCCGGATGGACGAGGACGGGGTCGTCGAGATCCAGGCCTACGAGACTTAATGAATAACGAAAGGGAGGTTTGAACAATGGCAGACGGAACCAATTACGCGAAATCGCTGGCCCCGGCCATCGCAACGCAGATGGGCGCGGAATGGGGCGGCAAGGTCCGGGCGATGCACGAAACCTACACCTTCGCCTCCGCGGCCATCGGGACCCTGGTCAACGTGGGCGTCCTGAAGAAGGACGAGGTTTTCCTGACGGGCTGGGTCATCGGCGCCGACCTGGGGAGCGCGACCACGCTCCAGCTGGGCGACGCGGGCGACGACGACCGCTACCTGGCGGCCACGGTCTTCACCACGGCGGGACAGGTGACGCAATGCGCGAAGGTCGACGGCGTCGGCTACAAGGCCACGGCGGACACGCCGCTCGTCCTGAAGACGGGCGTCGAGGAGGCGACCGGCGCGGTCGAGGTCATCATCCTGAAGGCCTGCCCGAACTAATGGGCTGGGTCCTCAACGGCATCGTGGGGCGGGACGGAGACGCCCCGCCCCGGTGCGCCGGCAACTTCTCCGGCTGTGCCGTCGTCCTGGGTTGCGGGCGGTCCGTTTGGTCGGACATCGCCCGGATCCGGGACGTCGACAAGCTGGGGATCATCGCCGTGAACAACATGATCCTGCACTACAAGTGGCGCGTCCATCACGGCGTGTCGCTGCACCCGGAGGAGCCGAACCTGTGGCGGGCGCTGCGGCAATGCTACCAGGGGGAGCCGAGCCACATCACGACGCACAGCTACCGGCGCCACGGCAAGCCGGGGCTGTCCGAGTGCGACTACGTGTGGGGGACCGTCGAGGGGGCCATGGCCGGGACGTCGTCGATCCTTGCCGTGATGATCGGCCTGGCCCTGGGGTACGACGAGATCATCCTGGCGGGCGTCCCGCTGGACGGGGACGGGCATTTCTACGACCCGCCGGGGGTGAAACTGAATATGTTCGATTCCGATTTCATCGCCATGGAGTGGCAGCGCGCCGCGAAATACTTCGCCGGGCGGGTCAAGTCCATGAGCGGTCGGACCCGGGAATGGCTGGGGGAACCTGATGCACGACGAATTGCTTGAGAAGGAACGGGACAAATACGTCCGCATGCACCAGGTCCCCGGATACAGCAGCGGGCCGGGGGCGGCGCACGTCGCGACCTTCCTGAACTACGCCAAGCCCGGCGAGTCCGTGATCGACTTCGGCTGCGGGTCCGGCGACGCGGCCATGAAACTGATCGAGGCGGGACACCGGGTCAGCCTGGTGGACATCACCGCGGAGGGGCTGCGCCATCCCTTCAACGGGAATTTCTACCAGGCGAGCCTTCACGCCCTTCCTTGGGAACTCCCGCGGGCCAACTGGGGATTCTGCTGCGATGTCATGGAGCACCTTCCGGAGGCCTGGGTCGATCCTGCCCTGGCAGAAATGTATCGGAAGGTCGACAGCATCTTCTTCACGATCTGCGGAACCCCGGATTCCTGGGGGCCGAAACATATCGGCCAGCCGCTGCACCTGACCGTCAAGCCCGCGGAGTGGTGGCGGGAACGGATCGGGCGCCATTGGCCGGTCCTGGCTGCGCTGCCTGGTCCAGGCGACGTTTTAATCCTGATCGCGAGTGATCCCCCGGCCCAGGGCTGGAAAGCCCGTTTTGACGCAATATGGGAGGCCGGGAACTATCGCCTGGGGTCCATGGAGCAGCGGATGGTCCCCTTCACGCTGGGGTACATCGGGAAGGAAAAGGAAATCAACGTCTACTGCTGCGGGACGGGCCGGGCCGTCGTCGAGTACCACCGGGCGGGGATCCGGAATATCAACATGACGGACATCTCCGCGCTCGCCGTCGAGCCGGAGGCCATGGCCCTGGTCGGCCGCGGGGCGACGTTTCACCAGGGGCCGCTGTGGAAGCTGCCGGCGGACTACCCCGTCGTCGAGTGGGGCTGCTGCATCGACGCGCTGATGACGGTCCCCGCGGACAAGCTGGACGCCTGCCTGGCCGAGATCCGGCGCACCTGCCGGAACCTGATCGTCGAGGTCTACGATTGGGACGACGTGCGGCTGGGGATGAACCTGACGACGGTCAAGATGGACCGGAAGGGCTGGCACGAGAAGCTGGCGGAGCATTTCGCGGTCGTCGAGGACCACCCGGGCGAGGCGGATCGCCGCTATGTGTTCGTTTGCAGGGGGTAGAAGATGGGAATTTCGAGGGTAACAATGTGCAACATGGCCCTGGGGCTGATCGGGGGCGGGATGATCGCGTCGATCACCGCGCCGACGACGGAGGCGGAGCGGCAATGCGCGCTGTACATCGACCAGGCCATCGACGAGACGCTGCGCCTGTACCCCTGGAACTGCGCGATCAAGCGGGCCGCGCTGGTCGAGCTGACCGACGCGCCCGAGTGGGGCTACGGCCACGCCTACGCGCTGCCGGTCGACTACGTCCGGGGGCTGTGGGGCGACTACTCCGACATCGATTTCAAGATCGTCGGGGACGAGCTGCACACCGACGAGTCGACGTTCAACCTGGAATATATCAGCCGGATCGGGCCGGACCGGATGGACGGGACGCTGCTGGCCTGCACGATCGCGAAACTGGCCGAGTACCTGGCCTTCGCGGTCACGAACAGCGCGAACATGGCCGAGCTGATGCAGAAGCGCTTTGAGATGGCCCTGACGAAGGCCTGCATCGCGGACGCCCAGGAGGGGACGCCGGAGCCGGTCGAGGCGGAGGACTATCTGAACGCGAGGATTTGAGGATGCCGCGAGTCACGAGCAACCTGACGAACTTCACGGCGGGGGAGATCTCCCCGCAGCTGTACGGCCGCGTCGACATTCAAAAGTACCCGACGGGCTGCCGGACCATGGAGAACTTCCTGGTCCGCGTCCACGGCGGAGTCCAGCGGCGGCCGGGGACCTACTACGTCGCCGCGACGAAACACGCCGGCAAGAAAGCCCGGCTGATCCCCTTTGAATACTCCACGACCCAGGCCTACATCCTGGAGGTCGGCGATCAGTATATGCGGTTTTATAAGGAGTACGGGCAGATCACCAGCGGTTCACCGGCCGCCCCCTACGAGATCGCGACGCCCTGGCTGGAGGCGGACCTGCCGAAAATCATGTACGCCCAGGACGAGGACACGCTTTATCTGGCCTGTGCAGGGTATGCACCCCGTGTCCTGACCCGGAACTCTCACACGTCCTGGACCCTGGCGGAACACGCGTTCACGGAACCGCCCTACCTGGAGGAGAACACCGACCCGGACTGGGCTTTAGCGCCGTCAATACCCGTAGCGGGCGTTCAAACGCTGATTACCAACAAGCCCCTATTCACGGCCCAGCACGTCGGCGCTGCCTTCCGGCTGCAATACGGGACGACCACGACGAAATGGGGCTGGTGCATATTCGATACATACGACCCCTTCAACCCCAACGCGGGGGTCGTCACCGTCAAGAGCGAATTCGGGAACAACTACGTCGACATCGAGGGGATGACGTCCGCGAACCCCTGCGTCGTCACCGTCACGGGGCACGGGCTGCTGACCGGAGATTATGTGTTTTTTGACGGCATCACCCAGGCAACCTGGAGCGGCATGAACTGGCAATTTTATAAAATCACCAAGATCGACGCGGACACCTTCTCCCTGGACGGCAAAAACACGATCGGCTGGGCGGCCTACGTACCGGGGACGGACCCCGGGAAGGTCACTTCCGCGACGCGGCGCTGGCGCGAAGGGGCCTTCTCGACTTATCGCGGCTGGCCGGACAGCGTCGTTTTCCACGAGCAGCGCCTGATCTACTTCAAGGACGCATCCATGTACGCCAGCAAGACCGGGAACCCGAACGACTTCGGGAGCGCCTTCACCGGGACGCCCCTGGCCACGGACGGATTCAGCTACAAGCTGGCCGCGGAGAAGTCCAACATCATCCGCTGGGCGGCCAGCCGGAACAACCTGCTGCTGGGCGCGACCGACGGGGTGTGGCGCATGGGGGCGCAGACGTCCACGGACCCGGTCACGCCGACCAACGCCAAACTGTCCCAGCAGTCCCGCCAGGGGTCCGCGCTGCTGCGGGCGCACAGCGTCGGGCATAGCATCCTGTTCGTCGAGCGGCTGGGGCTGCCGACCAACACCGGGGAGAAAGTGATCGAGATCTCCTACAAGTGGGAGACGGACGCCTACCACGGCAAGGACTTGACGCTTCTGTCGGAGCATATCGGCGCGGGCGGGATCCTGGACTGGGACTTCCAGCGGTCCCCCTTCCCCATCCTGTGGTGCGTCCGGTACGACGGGACCCTGCTGGGGATGACTTACGACAAGGAACAGGACGTGATCGGCTGGCACCGCCACCTGACGGACGGAGAGGTCGAGGCGGTCTGCTGCATCCCCGGCGACGACCAGGACGACCTGTGGATGATCGTGAACCGGACGGTCAACGGGGCAGTGGTCCGGTATGTCGAATACCTGACGCCGATGAAATACGGGACCAGCGTCGAGGACGCCTTCTTCGTCGATTGCGGCCTGACCTATCGCGGCGCGGCCGCGACGACCCTCTCCGGGCTGACCCACCTGATCGGGAAGACCGTCGCGGTCCTGGCCAACGGGACCGTGCATCCGCCGGTCGTCGTCGATTTGGCGGGCCAGATCGCCCTGGAATATCCGGCCACGGTCGCCCATGTCGGGCTGCCGTTCACGTCGACCCTGGAGACGGTCGACCTGGAGGGCGGCGGAGCGGAGGGGCCGGCCCAGGGCAAGAAGCGGGCCGTCTCGAAAGTGCTGTGCCGGTTCTACAACACGGGGAGCGGGATCGAGATCGGGCGGGCCGCGGACAACGCCACGACGGAGCAGCTGGACGTGCTGGACTTCCGGACCGCGTCGTCGCTGATGGGATCCCCGGAACCGCTTTTCAGCGGGATTCACCCCGTCATGTTCCCACGGGCCTGGCAGCGCGAGGCGCGGATCAAGGTCCGGATGAGCAACCCGCTCCCGGCGTCGATCCTGGTCATGGCCCCGACATTGAAAACGGAGGACGCATAAAATGGGCTGGGCGGATTGGCTGACGGTTGCCGGCGGGCTGGTTGGCGCCTGGGGGGCGTACCAGGGCGGACGGGAAGCGGAGGACTACTACAACCAGGCCGCGAACATCCAGCGGCGGAACGCGGACATCCAGCGGCAGAACGACATATGGGCCGCCCAGGCCGTCGCGCAGCAGGCGGAATGGGACCGGAAAAAGGCGCAGATCGACTACGCCCGGGCGGAGATCGCCTACCAATGGGCGGAGTACGAGACGGCCTTCAAGCTGTTCCAATCGGACGAGGAGGCCCGGTTCGACGCCTACATGGCGGATCTGAACCGCCACCAGGCGGAGGTCGTCTTTGAGGGCGAGAAGGACATCGCGGAAAAGCGGGAGGCGCTGGCGAAGGATACGGCCACACAGGCCTACGAGGAGAAGATGGACACCCTGCGCCACGTCGTCGCCGAGACGGCCGCACGGGGCGGGAAGTCGGGCTTTCAGATCAATGCCGGATCGTTCATGAGCGCCCTGAAGGACCAGACGGCCTACGGGACGGGGATCTACACGGAGACGCGGCGGATCGCGGACGAAACCGCGGAGCTTTCGACCCAGGAATCGCTGCTGCGGGCGCAGACGGCCCGGGAGAACCGGCTGGCGGAGGCCGAGCGGTACGACCTGGCCGGGAAGATCGCCCTGGAGTCCGGGAAGCTGGCGTCGCTGGGCCTGGGCATGGCCGGGGAGCAGCTGGGCCTGGCCGGAAGGCTCTACGGGCTGGCAGAGGAGCAGTACGGCTACGGGATGGACCGCTCGCGCTTCCTGGCGGGCCAGGCGGAGAACGTCTACGGGATCAACATGGCCCAGGCCGGCATGACGGAGGGCCGCGGCCGGTCGGCGCGGCGCGCTTCCTGGATCACGGCCGGCGCGCAGCTGCTGTCGGCCTTCGGGAGAAGCCGCTACGGGGAAGGATAAGGTGAAAAGAGATGCCCATTGATTCCGTCGGCGATGCCATGATGCGGCTGGGGAACGTCCTGACGGGGATCGGCATTGCCGAGCGCCGGCGCCAGGACATGGCCTTCATCACGGACATGGAGGTCGAGATCTCCAAGGGGTCCGCGTCCCTGCTGTCCCAGCTTCAGCAGTCCCGCTACGGGGACCTGGAGCTGCCGGAGGGGCGCAGCCTGGGCCGGGAGAAGATCCAGGACTTCGTCCAGCGCTACAAGGACCAGGCGGACCGGGTCGCCTCCGGGAACCCCTACCTGGCCACGCAGCTGAAGGGGCTGATCGGCCGGGCGGAAATGCAGCTGACCCACAACTACACGGGGATCGCCCGGGAGAAGTTCAACGACTACGACCTGGAGACGCTGCAAAAGGACCTGAAGTCCCGCCAGGAGGCCTATCAGTACGCATCCACCGACCAGGAGCGCGCGGCCGTCATGCGGGGCGCGTTCGACGCCATCGAGGCGCGGGTCGGCGGGGCGCTGAAGGGGACCGACGCCTTCGTCATGAAAAACAAGTGGGGGGCCGAAACGCACACGGACTATGTCTTCGCGACGCTGAAGAATATGCCGACGCAGCTGGTCCTGGGGTCCATGGAGAAGTACGACGAGACGCTGCGGGACCTGACGGACGTCCGGAAATACCCCTTCCTGACCCAGGGGATGGTCAATCAGATCTATGACAAGGGCAAGAGCGAGTTCTTCACGCGGGCGCAGCAGGTCCAGGCCGTCAAGAAACACGAGGGCGACGAGGCGGTCCTGTTCGCGATCAAGTACATGAACCAAAACCCCGGCGCCTTCCGGTCCCCGCTTGACGTGCAGACCTGGGCGGAGGCCATGGGGCAGCGGCCGGAGACGGCCTTCATGAAGTCCCTGGACGCCCAGGACATGATGACCCTGTTCCGCTACCAGCAAGAGGGCGGCGGGACGGACTACTCCGCGCTGATCCCCGTCATGGCGGCCAATTCGTCCTGGTCCGCGAAGAAGCGCCAGGTCATGGACCTGTGGCGCGAGGGGCGGATCCCCGGCCGCGTCGCCGAGCAGCACATCGCCCGGATTGACAGTCACATCGACGCGGAGAAGAACCGGGCCACGTCCGCGGCGCGGGACCCCGTCCAGGACCCGCTGAATCAGCCCTATCTGCACGCCTTCAGCCTGGTCGCCCAGGGGACCCTGGACAACGCCACGAAACTGGCGTCCTCCGCCGCGATCCTGTCCTTCTACGACTACCGGCGGCAGGGCATGACGGCCGACAAGGCCTTCGTCAGCGCCGTGAAGGACAACGGCCTGAACGTCTCCCCGAAGGCGCTGCCCCAGGTCCCGGCCCGGTACGCCGACCCGGAGCCGGCCGTCTCCTACCGGAAGCTGAAGGACGGCCTGTCGAGGGGCGAGATCTCCAAAGGCGAGTTCGAGAAGCACGTCCGGCGCCTGGACGGGATCCGGGAGCTGACGGAGTTCACGCGGTCCCTGTCGGCCGCGATGCAGCCCGGACGGGCCGGGAAGCCCGCCGGCAAGCCGAAACCGGGCGGGAAAATCCAGGCCCCGACCGCGGTCGAGATCGGCGAGTTTCTGACAGGGATAAACGTCGGCAACGAGGAGGTCTATTAAAATGGCACGCAGCCCCTTTGCATTGGACGAGGGATTCCTGGAGCGGAAGGCGGGCGAGGAAACCCAGCTGGCCCTTCAGAACATGGAGGACTACTCCCGGAACTATTTCGAGTCGACGCAGCCGGCCCAGGACGCCCAGGCGGCCCGGATGCAGGCGGACCAGGATTCCCTGATCACCAACCCCGTCGGCCGGGTCCTGGCCGGATCCGCCGCGGAGCTGAACCGCGGGATGGGCGAGTTCTTCGGCCGCCTCGCCAACATCGCGAGCGTCATCGAGATGGAGACCGGCATGAAGGCCGGGGGCCTGTTCGGCCGGTTCAAGAAGGAATACCTGGACAACGCGACCTTTTACGACCGGATGGTGCAGCAGCGGGGGCCGACGGAGGACATCCTGATGAGCATCATCGGCGGGGCGCTGCCGGGGATCCTGAACTTCTTTCCCGGTCCCGCCGGCGTCGCTGTCGCGGGCGCGGGCGGATACGCAGAGAAGCGGACGGAGGGCGCGGGCCGCGGCGAGGCCTTCATCGAGGGGGTCAAGGACGCGGCGCACCGCTGGGCCGTCGGGAAGGTGTTCCACGCCCTGGGCGGCAAGCCGATGACCGTGAAGGACATCCCCGGCGTCGGGCGTGTGGCCCAGGCCGCGAAGCCCGGCTTCTTCGCCGGCCCTCCGGGGACGGAACTGTCCACGTTCACGAAGAACGTCGGGACCATGGCCGGGATCGGGGCCGCCGATACGATGATTTCTTCGGGCGGCCAGGCCGGCCCGGCGGATGTGGCGAAGGGCGCCGTCTCGATGGGCGTCCTGGGGTCCCTGGGCGGCGCGCCGAAACGGGCCGGGTCCCTGTCCGACGCGGAAATCATGGGGCAGCGCCGGGCGATGCGGCACTCCGACCTGTACGAGATGCCGGAGGACTTCGTCACCAAGAAATTCGACCAGGCGCACCGCGAAGAGTGCCGGGAGTTTTGGTGGGATCAGTACCAGCAAGACCCGAAGACGTTCTCCATGAAAACGCACCTGGACACCCCGGAGGTCATCCTGGCCCGGGAATACAGCCGGGACCTTCAGCAGACCCTGGACATCGACACGCCGGAGCGCCGGCAATGGCGGGAGGGCGTGATACAGACCCTCTACGAGCGAAGGAAGGCGGCGCAGCAGAACCGGCAACTGTACATCGTCATGGGTCCGAGCGCGTCCGGGAAGTCCACGGCCATCGTCGACAAGATCGTCAAGCGGACCGGGGCCTTCAACGCCGACAACGACTACATCAAGGAAACGATCCCCGAGTTCAACGAGGGCCTGGCGGCCGGCCGGGTCCACGAGGAGTCGGACTATATCAACAAGGAAATGATCAAAAAGGCCCTGACGAACGGGGACGACATCGTGCTGCCCATCGTCGGCAAGACCCTGGACAACGTCCGGGCTTTCCGGGACAAGTTCCGGGACGCCGGCTACAACGTCCACGTCATCTATGTTGACCTGCCGGCGGAGAAGGCGGCCCGGCGGGCCGTCGAGCGATTTCTCCGGAACGGCCGGTTCATCGACCCGGACTATGTCATCAACAAAGTCGACGCGCTGCCGCGCCGCAACTTTGAACAAATCATCACGGAAGGGGGAATATCAAGCCATGCAGCCTACGACGCCGACGTCGCAAAAGGTCAACCCTATAAACCCATTGCGGAATGGACTTCCCGCGAATTTGCCGGAGGACGAGTTCCGGGAACGGCTGATCTTGTCGGGACTGGACGAGCTGACGCAGTCGAACCCGCAGCAGCCGCAAAGCCCGCAGCCGGGGCAGCCGAACCCACAAAACCCGAACCCGGCGTAGCGCCCGAGCCGGCCACGGCGGCCCGCGTCGCCTTCGGCCGGCCCGCGAACATCCATCACGCGGAGGGCCAGGACGCGGCCCGCTTCGCCCTGGTCGACGCCGCCGACATCCAGGCCAGCCACGACCCGCTGCGGGGCTTCGCCCTGAATCCGAACTATCCCGGAAACGAGGTCACGGCGGAGGGCCGGAACCGGATGCTGGCCCAGGAGCGCCCCTACCACCTGGACAAGGATCTCCAGGGGAAGGTCGCGGACATCGCCGCCGGCGTCAAGCCGGAGTTCCTGATCGGGGACAGCCCGGACGCGATCAACGGCCCGCCGATCCTGACGCCGAATATGATGGTCCCGGGCGGGAACCGCCGGGCAATGGCGCTGCGCCTCATGTACGAGCAGAACCCGGACCAGGCCGCGATTTATAAGAATTTCCTGGCGCAGAACGCGGAGCGCTTCGGCCTGGACCCGAAAGCCGTCGCGGCCATGGAGCGCCCGGTGCTGGCCCGGATGCTGATGAACGCGGAGACGGACGCGGACATCAACGCCTTCACCCGGCGGGTCCGCCTCTATAATCAGTCCTTCACGGCCGGCCTGGAGGCCAATTCCGAATACGTATCGAAGGCCCGTCTGCTGTCGGGCGATTCCCTGCGGATCCTGGCCGACGGCCTGGAAGGCGACACGACGCTGCGGGAATACCTGGGCAAGGCGAAATCCTACGACCTGTTCAAGGCCCTGGTGAACGACGGCGTGATCGAAGAGACGAAAGTCTCCACCTATTTCAACGAAAAGACCGGGACCCTCACGCAGCAGGGGAAGTCCCTGATCGAGGGCGTGCTGCGCGGGAAGGTCATCGACGACATCGACCTGCTCGCAGCGGCCCCGCCGGCGGCCCTGCAACGGATCGACCGGGCGGTCCCCTTCCTGGCGAAGGTGAAGGGCAGCGACGCGGGTTGGGACCTGACCGCGCCCCTGAAGACGGCCCTGGAGGAGTACACGAAATTCAAGCGGACGCCCTTCAACACGGGCGAGGAGTACCTGGCCCAGCAGTCGCTGTTCGGGTCGACGGCCGATTTCATGCAGGACCCCCAGGCCGTCCGGCTGTTCCGGATGCTGGACGAGATGACGCCCACGCAGTTCGCGAACCGGATGGCCGGCTACGCCCGGGCCGCGGAACTGGCCGCGAAGGTGAAGGACCAGGGGGACCTGGGCTTCTTCAAGCCCCTGGACCCGGCCGACGCCTTCCGGAAGTACGTCGAGGACGACGCCGTCATCGACCAGGCCGCTTCCCCCGTCGAGCAGTACCGGATCGCACAGGCCCTGATGGGACACGCCTCCCCGAAGGTCGTCCTGGGCGAGCTGTCCGAGAACATCATGAACGAACTGCCGGCCGTCGCGGCCCGCCGCCCCGTCTCCATGAAAAACCAGTTGAGCCTGCTGCCGGATGGATCGGACCTGCCCCTGTTCGGCGCGAAGGGGCCGACGCCCGCCGGCATGGACCGGTCGGCCCGGACCCTGGACAAACTGGACATCTTCGACAACCTGCAGAAGGACGAGATCGAAGAAGCGCCGCCGGTCCGGACCCTGGGGAAGAAGATCGACGAGGAGCTGATCGAGACGGGAGAAATCCGCTGGGAGGGGAAGCAGGTCGAAAGCATCGAGGACCTGGCCCTGGCCATGCAGATCTATCGCGATCCCCGCTGGGAGACGCACAGGATCTTCTACGCGAAGCAAAACGAGGACGGGACCTTCACGATCCTGCACCACGCCGGCCTGTCGCAGCGGCTGCCGGACCGGGCGATGGCGCTGCACTTCCCCCCCGGCTACAAGGGGGACGTGGTCGGGAAGGGCATCGAGTCCATCGAGAAGAACATGGAGAAATACGGGGCGACCCACGTCTTCACGGCCCACAACCACCCCGGGACGCTGGGGGGCGTCAGCGCATCGCAACCCGACATGGTCATGGAACACACCTTCGCGGACCGCCTGGGCGAGCGATGGGCCGGATCCATCATCATCGACGGCGAGAACTTCCGCGTCGGGATCCCGCGGCACGACCAGGCAATGCCGGTTTCCAATTCGCAGATGGCCGCCTCGCTGAAGGCGAACGGCTGCACCCGCCTGATCCCGATCAATGCCGATTGGAAGCCGGTCCCCGGCCCGGACAAGTTCGCCGGGCAGAAGATCCCGCACGAGAAGATCGGCGCGATCATCGACGGACCCGCGAGCCTGGCGGCGCACGTCAAGGACCTGGCCACGAACCCGGACTACGCCGTGCTGGTGATCCGCAGCAACCAGGGGAAGATCAACCTGATCCAGGAGGTCCACCTGGACGTCCTGAAGGACATCGAGAAGGCGCGGCCGCTGATCCAGGATGCGGCCCGAAACAACGGCGGCCACGCCCTGCTTTACATCCCGCACCTGGAGCGCATGGTCGACGGGCATATCCGGCAGCTTTTGAAAAACAGCCTGGTATGGGACGTCGTGTCCGGGGGGAAGGGGCGGCCTTATTGGTCCGGCGTGGAGCAGGGCATGGGCGGCCCGGCATATATGTGGCGGCAGTACGCCCTGGGCAAGCTGGGGAAGGAATGGCCCGTCTACCAGGTCCGGGAGATCCAGGCGGCCTACGGCCGGCCGCTCTTTCCGGACATTTCGGACCCGACCGGCCCGAACGGAAAGATGATCCGGGCGGCCGCGGAGGAGTTCCTGGAGAAGAAGGCCGCGGACCTGGACGTGATCCCGGACCTGGAACTGAACTGGCGCCGGATCGACACGGAGTCGGACGTCCAGGAGGTCCTGAACAGGACCATCGCGATCTTCGAGAACCCGGAACTGGCCGCGAAGGGATACCAGCCCCATGAAATGACCGTCAAGCTGGCCGAGGACCTGGGCATGACGGCCGAGGGCCTGATCAAGGCCAACGGCGGGAAGGCCTTCAGCGCGACGGAGGTCACGGCCATGCGCTGGCTGCACCTGTCCAGCGCCCGGAAGCTGCTGGAGACGGCCAAGATCGCGGCCCGGTCGACCGACGAGGCCGACGCCTACGCCTTCCGGAAGCAGCTGGCGACCCACTACGCGATCCAATGCCAGTTCTACAAGTACCGGGCGGAGGCCGGCCGCGCCCTGAACGCCTGGAAGATCCAGGCCCGGGAAAGCGAAACCATGATGAAGGAGCTGTCCGACGCCCTGATGCAGACCGGCGGCGCCGGGACGGCCCGCGACATGGCGCTCAAGATCCTGGCCCTGGAGCGGCCCGAGCAGATCGCGACCTTCGCCCGCCAGGCGCACCAGGCCACGACCATGGACATGGCCCTGGAGGCCTGGATCAACGGCCTGCTGTCCAACCCGACGACCCACGTCGTCAACATCGCCGGCAACACCGCGTCGATGGCCTGGCAGGTCCCCGAGCGCTGGCTGGCCGCGAAGATCTCCAAGTACCTGGACCCGCAGCAGGAGATCTACGAGGGCGAGGCGAAGCAGATGCTCTACGGGATGGTCCAGGGGTTCAAGGACTCCCTGATGCTGACGGTCCGCGGCAAGGATGCGATCCGGAAGGCCGGCCAGGAAATGGCGCAGATGGACCTGGCGTCCGCGAAGGAGACGCTGAACCAGGCCCTGACGGAGAGCAAGAACGCGGAGCTGCCGATCTTCGGGGAGACGGCCGGCGACTTCGGCCCGGCCTGGAAGGCCCTGATCGAGGGGGAGCCGTCGGGGCAGTTCGGCAAGATGGAGCTGGCCCGGAAGCGGGCGATCTCCGGCGAGAACGTGAAGGCCAACTTCCCGCGCCTGGCGGAGGTCATGCAGAAGAACGGCTTCGACCTGTCCCTGGCCATGGACTTCCTGGGCGAGACGGTCCGGACGCCGGGCCGGATGCTGATGGTCGAGGACGAGTTCTTCAAGTCCGGGGCCTACCGGATGGAGCTGCACGCCCGGGCCTTCCGGGAGGCCAGCAAGGAAGGGCTGACCGGCGAGGCCTTCTCGCGGCGCGTCCAGGAGATCATCGCGACGCCGCCCACGGACATCCAGCTGGCCGCGAAGGGCGCCGCGGACTACCTGACGTTCACCAACAAGCTGAACGAATCGGAGAACCTGTTCGCGAAGGCGTCGGGGAAGCTCCAGGAAATGGCGGGGACCGCCCCGGCGCTGCGCTTCGTCGTCCCCTTCATCCGGACGCCCGTCAACATCTTCGCCTTCACGCTGGAGCGGACGCCCCTGGGCCTGTTCGTTAAGTCGATCCGGAACGACATTTTCAACGGATCCGGCGCGGAGCGGGCGCTGGCCATCGCCCGGATGTCCCTGGGATCCATGGTCATGGCCACGGCCTACGAGCTGGTCATGTCCGACCTGATCACCGGCGGCGGGCCGGGGGACCGGGAGCTGCGCGAAGCGAAGCGGCGGGCCGGCTGGCAGCCCTACTCCATCAAGATCGGCGACCGTTATGTGTCCTACAACCGGCTGGACCCCTTCGGGAGCATCGTCGGCATGGCCGCGGACGCGGCGGAAATGTGGAACCACCTGCACGAGGAGGGCGTCGAGCGCGACCGGGACAAAATGGCGACCATGGTCATCGCGTCCCTGGCGAAGAACCTGGTCAACAAAACCTACATGGAGGGCTTCGCCCGCATCGTGGACGTGATCCACGACCCGCAGCGGTACGGAGAGGGCTGGATGAAGCAGTTCCTGGGGTCCTTCGTCCCGTCCGGGGTGGCGCACCTGGAGCGCCTGATCGACCCGACCATCGCCGAAACCCAGGGGGTCCTGGACGCCATCAAGGCACGGATCCCCGGCCTGTCCGCGGACCTGCCGCCGAAGCGCAACCTGTGGGGCGAAGTGATCCACTTCCAGGGGGCGCTGGGGCCTGACATCGTCTCGCCGTTCTATCAATCGCGGGAAGCCGGGTCCCCCATCGACGACGAGATCGTCCGGAACCGGGTCGATTCCATCCGGACGCCGACGGCCCGGGGCGTGTTCTCCGGCGTCGAGCTGTCTCCGCATCAGATCAGCCGCTTCCAGGAGATCATGGGCCAGGAGATCCGGCACGACGGGCTGACCCTAAAGGAATACCTGAACAGCCTGATCCAGACGCCGGCCTACCAGGATCTGACGGACGGCCCGATGGGCGGGAAGGCCTTTCAGATCGCCCGCGTCGTCCATCAGTACCGCGAGGAGGCGAAGAACCTGATGATTCACGAGGACCCGGAGCTGCGGATGAAGATCCTGGGGATCAAGGCCCGGAAGGTCGAGGCCCGGACCGGACGGAAACAGCCGGACGCCGGCGGGATGCCGGCTTTCCAATGAGGAGGGAATAAAAAATGACGGTACCGACCAACAAAATCAAACAATCCTTCGCCTGCGACGGCGTGACGGTGGCCTTCCCGTTCACGAACATTTCCTTTTACGTGTCCGCTGACCTGGACGTCCTGATCTCCGACCCGGCTGCCGGCACCGAGACGGTCCTGACGCAGAACACGGACTACACCGTGACGCCGACGGGCGCGATCCTCCCTTACACGGCCGGGACGATCACGCTGATCGGGGCCTACGCGGCCGCGCCTCCGACGACGGGGAAGAACCTGGTCGTCTACCGGGATGCCCCCTACACCCAGGAGATCGACCTGGTCACCGGGGGGGCCATGCAAGCCGCGACCCTTGAGGAGGGCTACGACCGGGCCGTAATGCTGCTCCAGCAGCTGTACGATCTTCTAAACCGGACGGTCACGCTGCCGATCTCCTCGACGCTCCCGGCGATCCCCCTGCCCGTGCCGGACGCGCTGAAGTTCATCCGCTGGAACGCGGCGGAAAGCGGCCTGGAAAATTCGGCGATCCTGGACCCGGGCCTGCTGGTCGTGACCGCCTTTATCGAGACGCTGCTGGACGACGCCGACGCGGCGACCGCCCGGGCGACGCTGGGCCTGGGCAATGCGGCGACGATGACCGTGGACGCGGACCTGCCGACGCTCGCCCTTCCGGCCAGCACGACGATCAGCGCCCACGGCAAGGATCTGGTGGGGCTGTCCGCCGGGGCGGCCCTGGCCCTGCTCCGGATGAACAGCGGAGGGACGGCCCCCGAATGGGGTTCGGCGGGACAGATCGTTTTCCCGGCCACGCAGAATCCCAGTTCCAACGCCAATACGCTGGACGATTACGAAGAAGGGACATGGACGCCCGCGCTGAAATTTGGCGGGAACGCGGTCGGCATGGCATACGGAACCCAGTCGGGGTTCTATACCAAAATCGGCCGCCTGCTGCATTTGTTCGCGGTTATTGTCCTCACCGCGAAGGGCACGTCGACGGGAGCCGCGACAATAACGGGCGTGCCGTTCTCCATAGCCGCAAGCTCAGAACCGGTTACTGTATTTGTGGACGCAATAACCTTCGGCGGGACATTGGAAGCCAATGCCGCCGGAACAACGGTTAGCTTATTCGACATTTCGGAAGCGGGCGGCTTAGGATACATAACAAACGCCGATTTTGCAGACACGTCCGCGCTGCGAATCAGC